GATTTTCGAATCCTGCATGAGGATATTTAAATATCTGTGAATATTTAGGAGATATGTCAATCACATAATGTTGATATTTAGGATATTATGTGTGTTTTAATATGAGCTAAACCATTGGCGACAAAATTATGAAAAGTGAGCTAAATTTAAAGAACGTAGCATAAACGTAGCATTCTGTTTTGTACCTTGTGTGGTGAATATGATGGTGGTGATGGTGTTGATCATATTTGCAATGAAGAAAATTACATTAATATATTCCATATAAGTGTTATATAGAATAAAATCTATATCTTTGTATTCAGAAACTAAGCAATTATAAAGATGAAAGAGAAAAGTATTGTGGTGGTGTTCATGGTGAAGGAACGGAAAAGCTACTATTTCGGTTCGGTTGCTGCTATCTTTACGGTATTTGACAGCATGATATTGGATTTAGCGAGACTTATCTTCAACATGCGGGGCTCGGCGCTGTGGCTTCTGATAAGGCTATCATTAAACGTTGCCCGCTTGTAGTGAAAAGAAAAAAGGGAGACGCTGTAAAATGATCTATTATTAGTGCGTCTCCCAGAAAGTAATCTTCAACTGATCGCTATCAGCAATAGTGCGGTGCAAAGGTACTAAATTTGTTGGAAAGACTCCACTAAAGTAGTGGTTTTTTAGTGGGGTCTTATTCATCCTCGTCGTTGTCCTGCTCGTCAGCAGACATGCAGTTGTCGATGTAGGATTGTGGGAGATGTGTTTCTTTACCTTCGTGGTCGTTGTCAATGATGGTGAGCGTCTTGATGGAGACTTCTGTCTGACGGCGCAGCTTTTCGCTTTTCTTGTATTCTTTGTCAAGTTCAAGCAGTCTTTCTTCTTCTGCCATCGGTCGCTCAGAGGCAGCAGAGATAGTGGTGCTGGAGTATTTTGGTGTGATGTACGGCAGGAACTTTGATACCAGGTCGGCACGTGTAGCCGGGTTATCCAGTTTCATTAGATCCTTGAAGAGCGTATTTGTTTTAGTGTCAACATCAGGATCAGGGTTTAGGTAAGGCAGGATGATGGCTTTGAGGCGGTCGCGGACATTGCCGTATTTGTTTGGTGTGCCCGGTTTGCGTCCGCTGCTTTCTATTTTCTCCGTACCTTTTACGAACTGTCCTTTAGCATTCCTCTTAGCGGTAGTTTTCTTCTTTTCTTCCTTAGTGGCGGCAGCGTCACCCTGTTGCCCATTAACAGGATGAGCAATTGTTTTTGATGTTCGCTTTGTTTTCTTCTCCTTCGGCTTAGCTGGCTTTTTCGGAGCAGTGTTGTTATCTTTATCAGCCATAATCGATTTACATTTTATAACGAGAGTGGAAAGGTAAGTGATTAAATTTGTTGGACAATCATAAAATAGCGAATATGGGACTTATAGGCAGTATAGCTGGTGGAATAACCTCTGCGGCAGGCGGCGCATTGGCAGCCAAGGCCTTGAACAAGGGTTACAGGCAGCAACAGGAGATATTCAACAATCGTATGAACGATGTCAAGGCGCACCGCGACGCAGTGTATTATCAGGATCCGACACAGAGTGCGGAAAACCAGGCAGCAGTCACCAATGCCCAGCAGGTGTTGGACGACGCCAATAAGCGTGCTCAGGCCACGAGTGTAGTTGCTGGCGGTACCGACGAGAGTGCGGCACTGGCCAAGCAGCAGGCGGCAAGCACCGTTGGCAACATGATGCAGCAGGCGGCGGTCAACGGTCAGGCTCGCAAAGACAACGCCTGGAGCTCGGCAGACTCTCAGATAGACACATTCAGCAAATATTTAGCTGACAGCAAGCTTGCTCAGGCAGCAGGAAAGGCACAGAGCATCCAACAGGCAGCGGGTGGTCTTGCCAGTGCAGCTAACTCATTACCGTGGTAACTATGGAAGATATAATCGACAACAGCAGCTTAAAACCGATTAACGGTACTGGGACAACTCCCGTTAGCGGACAGCAAGAGCAAGGAGCTACGCAGACCACCGAGCAGACGGAGACTCCTGGAACACAGACGACCGAGCAGGACCCGTCTGCAGCGACACAGACGACTGATGCCAACCAGGCAAGCGGTGGTCAAGGCAACGCCGGAGTATCTCAACAGAAATCGCAGATCACACCGATTGACGGAACGACACAGCCTACCGACAGTAGTATCCCATCAACGGGAACGGTTGTCGGGAACGGTACCGCTATACCCGCTGATGATGGAACTACACAGCCATCTAACAGTACGACATCGCGTACCGACAGCAGCACCCCACAGACGGGAACGGTTGTCGGGAACGGTACCACTGTACCCGATGGTGACGGAACTACACAGCCAACAGATGGTAGCGCAACACAGCCAACATACCTTGCTGACTGGAGCAAAGTATCATTTTCGGACGCAGTAAAGACGGGTGACAAGTCCATCGCTGATTACATGCGCGACTATAACAAGTGGGCGCGTGCAAACAATCAGGAGCCGCTCGATGTTTATGACATGATGCAAGCTATCAATGGCAATGACATTAGTGAGAGCTATGCAGCTAACGAGAAGGCGAAGAGAAAGCTGGAGCGACAACAGAGATGGGAGCAGATCGGGAACGTGCTTGCGCATCTTGGCAACTTTGTCGGGACGATAGCCGGAGCGCCTTCCGCTACCTACGAGACGGGTGAGCATCTTACAGCGAGACAGCAGGCAGTGCGGGATGCTATACAGAAACAGCAGGGTGATCCTAAAAACATCCTTGCCATGATATGGAAAGACAGGGCTGACCAGCGTGCCAGGGAGCTGAACAATGCCAATATTGCCTTGCAGGGCGCGAGGAAAGCAAACGTTGAGGGTCAGACAGCCAACCAAAAAGCTCAGTCGGACGCTAATGTAGCCCTGAAGGGCGCCCAGCAGAAGCAGGCAGAGACAGCGGCTGATGAGAACCAGGCACAAACGGACTATGTCAAGGACAAGAACAAGCGAGAGCAGGATTTGCAGCCATTTAAGAAGAAGAATATCCAGAGTAGTACCAACGCCAACAATGCAAGGGCAAATGCAAGTAATGCGAGTGCGGCGCATAGCGCGGCCGAGACACGTGCAACCAATATCCGTGCATACGGCTCTCAGTATCAAGCCAACCGCTACCGGATTTGGGCGAAGAACAGACGCTTGCATCCGAATGAGAGCCGCGAGTTTATGAAGGCGAATAATATTCACTCTACAGACATGAAGAACTGGACTCCTACACTTATCGACCAGTACAACGGATATATCGCAGACAAATTCAGCAATGGAGGCAAAGGCGGTGCCAAAGCCTCGAGCTTGCTTGACTAAATACAAACTAAGAATAAGAAATCATGCCAAACAATAAACCAAGATACAGTCTTACAGTTGACGGAAAGCAGAGAACCGTCGAGGCTGACAAATTCAATGACAACATCGACGCATTTGTAAGTCAGATGCCTAATGCCACCGTGCGCATGAAGGACGCGAGCGGTAAAGAACAGGACGTGAAACTTAACGACCTGAGCACCGCATACGACCAAGGTTACGACTATGTGACTACCGACAAGCCAATTTATGTAAACACCAAGGCACCAGCTGCACCATCATCAAACGGTGGAGGGCAGAAGGCCGCACAGCCTACCCCACAATCGACGCAACAGCGGCAAATGACACCGGCAGCTCAGCGCCGGACATTACCGACCGAAAAGCCAAAGGCACTGGCAGAACCTCAGCAGCAGAGCAAGCATGAACCTGGCTTTTTCTCACGTCTTTGGCAGGGAGCCAAGGACGCGTTAGGTATGATGGGGCAGGCCGGCCCGGAAGGACACGCCGTTGCAGCAGGTGATGCTATTGGCAGCCATATGCGGCAGGGCACCGCTGCACAGCAGCGGCCTACGGAACCAGGCATGCCAAAGGGCAGCCAGGGTCAGACACCGCAGAGAACACAACAACCTCAGCAAGCATTGTCACAGCCTCAGCAACCAGCAGCGCAGCATGATGGAGAAACCGGGCAGGTATCTCCACAAGGCGACTGGAGGAGCCAGCCAATTACCGTTGGGTATCTAACCAAAGGGCAGCGCCAGACTACACAGGGCGCTGTTTATGATCAGATGTACAAGGAATTTGAGGACTACTACAACAAACTCAATGTAGGAGACCAGAAACCGACAGCGATCCGCTATCTTACCAATCGTGCGTGGGACTATAACATTGATGAAGGAGACCAGGGCGGAATTGTTGTCACACCTCATGGAAATCGTGCAGGAACAGACATGGGCAGCAATGTTACCTATGTCAGAGATCGCAATGGTGATGTTCGCACAGAGAATACGCTTGGCAATGGCAAAGCAAGCAATATTGTCAACAACGTACTTACCCACTTTCTGACCAACAAGGCCCAGCAGGCCGCAGAGGAGCTTGCCAAGAAGATACCCACCGGCGTGAGTGAGGAGCAGGCACTTGACGCTTTGAGAGACAACTACTACCAGAGCGGTTACCAGAAAGAGCTGTGGACTATTGCGAGCAAGAGTGGCGTTCAATACAAAGACTTCATAAACGACATTATGAAGCCGGTACTGAACGAAACCATCAAACGCACTCACAACGGACTTGAATTGCCGGTCAACAGTCTGTTCTCGGACTGGGACTATGCAGCCGAAGCAGGTAAGGAGTACGATCCAAACGCACTGAATGACGATGAGCGTCGACTCTACAATGCGCTCATGGAAGACTTTGACAAACGACTGAGTGCAGACAGATCGACGGCCGAGCAAAAAGCCAACGAACTTGCAGGACGTGAGACTGCAAGCAACCTTGCTATCGGCGGTCGTGAGGGACACGGCATGCAACTTGGTGTTCCTATGGAGACAAGCAGGGAGTATAACGCTTACGCTGATCCAAGCAAAGCTATCAACTACGTGCTTGACAAATTGTACTCCAACAACGGCGGAGGGCAAGGCGGTGTAGCTGGAAAGGGCAACATCGACAGACAACGCGTCGGCAATCTGCTTTACCGCAAGATCATGGACAAGCTTGTGCAGGAGCGCGTGCCCAAGAGCAAGTGGGGGTATGTACTCAAAGGCTTTATGGACGGCGACTTGGGCGAGCTGTACAAGAACTATACGCAGACTGACTTTGAGCGGCACATAGACAACCTTGCAGACACCAAATACCTGCAGAGCCTGAAAGGCTTTAGCGGTTTGCTTGCGAGCGGAGGCCACGAGGCGACGAAGTTCCTCAGCGATGCCTGGGAGTATTACCTTGGCGGCAAGGTGGGCAGCACAGTGACAAGTGCGGTGAGGAAGCGAGCCATTGAGCGCTTTGCCGGTGACCTTGTAGAGCGTGGCATACAACGGAATGTAGCAGAGGGTATCGCCACGAGGGCGTTTCAGCGTACCGCACAGAATGCGGGCAGGAAGGCAGTCATGGGAGCCATGCACGGCGTGGGTACTATGGGCACAGCCCAGGCCATCAGCGGGACACTGAGACAGAGCATCAGTCCGGCAGCTGGTGAGAAGATGGACGAGATATTTCAAAGGAAATCTCAGGGCGAACACATTAGCAAGCAGCAGGAGGCGCAGGAGATAGCTGAGGCAAACAAGGAGGCACACAGCATTACTTCCGTGCTTGGTGCAGGAGCCAAGGGCGGACTGAGCGGAGCCGCCGCCGGTTTGTCGTTTGGCCCTGGCACGTATGTTGGAGAGACCGTGAGCAAATGGGCGAGCAAATACATGGGTGACTTGACCAGCGTGGCCACGGGATATACGGCACGACTTGGCACCAATGCAGCGTCGGCCACGGCACTTGGGCAGGCAGAGGGAGCCATGACGGGTGAGAAGCCGGAAGGCAGCATTGCCAACCAGTTTGCACAGAACTTGGTGAGCTTTGCCATGCTTGACGCGCAAGGCGCAGCTCCACGGTTGTTGAACGGACATCCGATAAGGAGCTTTCGTGAGTGGAAAGAATACGAGCGTAGCTATGGCATCAGCGATGAGGACCAGCAGCGTATGCGCGATGCAGGTTACGGTGACATGATAGACACTATCGACGGGCTTGTGAGCGAGCGTTTTCGTGACAGAGGAAGCAATACCTTGCCCAATAGCGGTTGGAAGCCAACGGAAACAGCAACACGCATCAATGAGGGAATGATGAAGATGCTTGCAGACAACACCATCCCGGAAGAGCTGAAAAGGAAATACTACTCGATGGTGACTGGCGACAACAGCAAGCAACTTTCGCCTGTCGTAGCCTCAGAGGTTACCAAGGACGAGGACGGCAACCACTATCTTGTGACCTACAACAAGAATGGCAATGTGGTGAGCGACCGAAGATACCACAGCGAGAAGGCAGCGCAAGAGGCGCAGATGAAGATTGGCCATGAGCAGGACGAGAACCTCACTGATGCTTTGCAGCAGGGCGTGTTTGCCAAGGACGCAGACTTGCTGATGGAGCAGGCCTATCATGCCGCCGTTGACGCTTTCAAGAATGGCGACGGCAGTCTTGGAAAAGGACAGCAGACATTGCTCTATCTGTATCAGAACAAAGACCGACTTAGAAAAGCACTTGCCGCTGCTGGCACCGGCGAGCCGTTGTCAGAACCCGACCAGCGGTTGGTCAGTATGTTCAACACAGTACAGAAGCAGCTGTTCGAGCATGATGCCAACAGCCACGACGGCAATATCTACAAGATAGCACGGGAGGCAGAGGCCGCCAACGGGCTTGCGGCTCATAGTCTTTACGGAGCACGACAGGGGCATACAGAGAAAGAGGCCAAGAAACTCGCTGAGGAGAACGGCGAGGATGCCGTACATGTTGGCGGCGACGTTTGGCGGACGGCGAGCGAGGACGCAGCCGTGAAAGACTACCAAAAACGGCTGTATAACTACCTGAGCGGGATAGAGGAAGGCCAAGGGGCTGAAGTAAAGGAACCGGGACGGATTGAGGACAAGACGGGCGAGGAAGCCGCTGCACAGCAGCGGCCTACAGAACCGAGCACACCACAAGGGAACGTCGCGGAAAAGAACGGGAGCGGAACAGAGCAAGGACAAGGACCGGCATTGCCACCTGAGTCTTTAGAAAAAGAACAGCAGCCACAAGGGCAAGACCAACAGCAGGAAGGTCAACCGCAAGGGCAGCAGGAGCAAGAAACAGGACAAGAGAAGACCCCATTGCAGCAGCGCAGGGAGGCCGGCTATGATCGCGGCATGGGCGTTGAGAGTGATGAGACGCAGTTGGCACAGATACAACATGACACGGAGCTTGCCAACCAAAGGTTCAACCAGGCCTTTGTTGACGGAAAGATGGATGCCTTCCGCAACGGCATGATTGCAGCCGTACAGAACGACGATGAGGATGCCATGCGTGAGCTGCTTGATAAGTATGACGGTCAGCTGAGTGATGAGCAAAAGGAAGCCACGTATGGGATTATCGAGAGCGGAGCCGTACAGAACGGTGTTGACGACAGCATACTGAGTCAGACGATGAAGTACCAGGAGCAGCGGCAACAGGAACTTGATGGCATCAGCGATGCGCAAGGGACCATTACCAAGCTGACACTTGCCGACGGTACGACCGCCTATCTGAAGAGCGGCGATCTCACCAACGAGTATGGCGGTGTGATGGTCGTCGATGAGAACGGCGAGACAAAGCAGATACCCGTGAACAGTATCAAGCAAGTGGAGGAACCCGTTAGCGCACAGCAGCAGTTGGACGACGATATCAACGCTTTTGCCGATGAACTGAAAGGCACTTACAAGCGTTTGGCAAGCGGAGCCGACATGCTACCCGGACAGCAAGCCAATATCAATATATCCGGGCAGACATTCCATGTTACCGTTGACCGGCAACTGGAGGATGGAAGATACCAGCTTATCACTGACGACGGCAGTCCAATTGTGCTTTCGCCCGATGAGATGCAGCAGGCAGTGAAGGCGGCACGAGATGAGAGCGTACAGTCAGAGCTTGTCAACCAGCAACAGCAGAAGGCGGCAAAGGAGCTTGAAGCACGCAGGGCAAAGGGTATTGCCGGATATGCCGAGGGCAAACCCGACCTTGGCGCAGCTGCTACCGATCCTACTGTAGCCGGTGAGTATCTCAGACAACAGCAGAAAGAGACGGGCAAAGACCCATTGCCTGGAATTGAAGGCGACATTGAGGATCAGAAGCGTTTGCAGCAACAGGCACAGAGTGACCTCGACAGACATCAGCAGTGGATGGAAATCAACGGCGACCAATATACGCCGGAGGACAAGGCCACTAAAGAGGCCATCATCGAGCAGCGCAAGAAAGAGATAGCAGATACCCAGCAGCGCATCCGCAAGTTGGGTGAGGTTCGTAATGCCTATATGTCGCCTGAGCAGCGCATGAAGCTTAGGAACGACCGCATGCGCAACTCAGAAAAAGCACGCAAGGCGGCTTTGGCAGAACGGCAGAAGACACAGGAGGGCGAGAAGCCTATGCCGACGACTGTAGAGGGCATCGACAATAAGACCTTGCTTGACAAATATCCTACGCAAACGGACGCAGAGAATTACCTGCAGGGCCGTCGTGAGGAGATAACCCGTGCATACCGTGACGGAGCGGCAAGCACCATTGCCAACGTGCAGCGTAGATTGCAGGACTACACCAACGGTCTTGATGAACTAACCGACGACGACCTCACCGCCCTACATGCGCAACTTGCCGATGCTCAGGAGCAGGAGCGTGCGGCTATGGAGCAGGTGAAGCAGATCAAGGCTCAACAGCAGAAGCTTGGCACATTGTACAAGGAGCGCAACAAGGCGGAACTTGAAAATATGGAGCCTGCTGACCGCCGCGCGGAGATACTCAAAGGGGCGAGGACACCCGAAGAGCTACTGAGAAAGGCGCATGAGGCCTACAAGGGAAGCGCCCTTGAAGGCCGTCTTGACGACTTGGAGCCAGAGACGCTTGAAGAATACGTAGCGCAGAACCTTGGTTATGGGTCGTTGAACTGGGAAGGAACAGGCTCAGGCATCAACAAGAAGAAAGGCTTGAAGCAGGAATTGGGATTGAAGCGTGGCATCGGCCACGGTTTCGACTCCAACGGTATCAACGCGTACCTTGCGCCGACGGGCAAAGGTATGTCGGTAGATATGGCAGCTCACAAGATGTGGGAGGGCAGCCGCGGCACACAGTTTGACAGCTATGACGATCAGGACTTCAAAAATGCCATTCTTGACATGCTTAGCAGTGCACAGAAGGCGACCGACATCAAATATCTGACCATCAGGAACCGTATCAATGAAGTAGAGGATTACGAGCGGGGCGAAGAAGAAAAGGAACGCTGGTATAAGGAGCAGCAAGATGAAGAACTGAAAAAACGCCAGCAGGACATCGACACCTACAACGACTATCTCCACGATACCGCCGAAAGTAATACCCTTACTCCTGAGCAGGAGAGCTATCTTAATGGCTTGTATGCCGATGAGATTGCCGAGGTAGAGCAAGAAGAAGCAGACCGCCAAGCAGCGTGGGAGGCCTACGAAGCCGAGAAGGAAGAAGAACAACTAAAACAGAATAACGATGGAAGAACAAGCAATGAACCAATTGAAAGCGGCTCAGCGTTGGATAGCCAGCCTGAGCCCGGAACAGATGATGCAGGAAACGGCAAAGGCGAAGAAACTGTGCCAGGCGCACCAGCTCATCAGCCCACAGCTGAAACGGAGCATCATGCACAACAGCAAGTTGGAGATAGACCAGCGCATACACCGGCTGGCAATAGCGATGCTGACGGAGGCGTACCTGTACAGGGAGAAAAACAAGGCTTAGCCCCGCAGCTTATAAGCCGTGGCACAGAACCAAGCACTACCAAGCATGAGACAACGGGGACAGACACTGCTGTTGCAGACAGCAAACGTAAGCAGTTTGACCTGTTTGTCAGATGGGATTTGGAGCATTTTATCGGCAAGCCTAAGGATAAGCGCGTAACTATCGACTGGGAGCACTCAGAGCCTGAGAATGATTACATACCCATGAAGATAGAAGGAGAGCCGAGCTTTGTTGGTGTGACCGAGCAGGATGGAGAAGACGTGGCAGATGATGCACCAACATACGAGAGCGATAGACCTGTTGCCATCTATGACATTGCCGAGGGTGGCGACCTTCCAGACGCGTCCAAGACAGCCGAGTTTGAGGCATACGCCAAAGATTATAACACTGAGAACAATCTTACTGAGGATAGCGATGATTATGCTACTATGGACGCTAAAAATCCGTATGTGGAATTCAAGAGTGTGGATGCAGCTGTGAAGTTCAATGACTGGCTGCATGATAAGGGAAAGCATAGCAGCCATAGTGGCAATAGTAGCCATAGTAACGACAGTCTTGGGGCAACTTCGGCACCTAAAGAGGTAAAGACAGAACGGCAGGGCGTGAACACTGAGCCTACCGAAGGACAAAAGGAGGCAGGGAACTACAAGAAAGGGCATATCAAGGTGGACGGCTATGACATCACCATTGAGAACCCGAAAGGCAGTACCCGGAGCGGAAAGGACGCATCGGGAAAGGCTTGGAGTGTGCCCATGCACTACGACTACGGGTATATCAAGGGCACCGAGGGCGTTGACGGTGATCATATCGACGTGTACCTGTCAGACAATCCGACGAGCGGCAATGTGTATGTCGTTGACCAGATAAACCAGAAGACCGGCAAGTTTGACGAACACAAAGTGATGTACGGTTTCCCGAGCGAGGAGGCCGCTGTTGAGGCTTACAAGGGTCAGTACGAGAAAGGCTGGAAAGTAGGCACCGTTACCGAGGTAAGCCGCGAGGACTTCAAGAAGTGGGTTGAGAGCAGCCACAGAAAGACCAAGCCGTTCAGTGAGTATAAGAGCGTGAAGGATAAGTCCGCGATGCATGAGGTTGATACGGACAAACTCTTCAAGGATTTGAAAGCAGGGAAGACGGCAACTCTCAGCGACTATTATAAAGATGCTGAGTTGAGTAAGGGTATGGACTCCATGATAGGTGAAGCCCACGACAAATTTCTTTTCAATCTCAATTCTTTCAAGGAAAAGCCGACACGAGAAATGTTGGAGAAAGCCTTGCAAGACCGGGAGCGATGGATCGACGAACTTGCCGCCATATTCAAGAGCGGCAAGAATGACGGTGTTGTGAACGGCAAGTACCAGAAGAACATCGACGTATTTAGCAGCATGGCCAATATGCTCGGTGAGCGGAAGGCTCTGCAGGAACTGCTTGGTATTGACTTCAAGGACGATGCCGCTGCAGAGCAGCAGCCTACGGAACCAAGCGCACCCACGGACACAAATGGGGGCGATGGGTCTCATGGGGAAAATGGGGCTGATGGCAAGAAGTTGGAGAGTGTTAAGGATGTGCTTGATGAGGCTGAGCGACGTGAAGGACTTAGCAATACAGAAGAGATAAAGCCAGTTGGTACGGGCGACTTTGGACCTATCTATGATCAGTTCAAGGGCAAGCCCAATGAGGCAGTTAAGTTTCTGATGTCAAAGAAAGACGGGGAGGCATTAGGCGCACTGCATCATAAGGAAATAGGCGACATTGATTTGGTATGGGGCAAGGAAGGAACAGCGCATAGCGATGGCTTCGGGCTCGCAAAACTTGTGAAATATCATCCTGAGGTAGTACATAATCTTCAAGACATTCTTGATGATATGCATATTACCAAGCGCACAGCAAACCGCATCCAATTGGAGGGTAATACCCATCAAGCAACGGTGCGCCTTACATGGAATGAGCAGAAAAAACAATGGCTGCTGACTGCGTTTGAAAAGAAAAGCAGTGCCCTCGACAATACGACGGACACTGCCAAGACCCTTTTGGGCAAGCGGAATGACACAGCTACTCCGCGAGACACTGCTTTCAATGGCAAAGATAATAAAAAAAATAATGCCACGCAAGAGAAAGGTGAGAAAAATTTAGTATCTTCGCAACCGAAGCAACTCAGCTTGTTTGGCGAAGAAGAGCCGACGACGGGCAAACCTTCCTACCCGATAGAAAGCGGGCGAAGAAGCGTGGTTACGGGTATAGATTTTCCTATTGGCTGGAGTTTGCCGACAAAAGACGGTCGGAACATCAAAGTGACCAAGGTACTTCCTGATGAGAACCGCCGTGAAGTGAGCTGGACGGACGGCGAAGGCAAGGTACACAGCGAGGAGATGAGCACTGATGAGCTGCAGCATCTTACCGATGTGGCCTTTGGCTTTGCCGATGACGATACTAATAACAACAACTATGGCAAAGACGACACAGAAAATGCTGGAGAAGCTGGAGCAGGAGGCGGAGCAGACCGGCCGCTGGACCCTGTACGTTCTCCAGGAAACGGAGTATTGGGATCCTCTGAGCTTGGACGAGCTGACACCGGAGAAGTTGGAGGAAATACAGAAACGGGCAGCAGACTGGCTGACGGACAACCGGGCGGACTATCCGCCGTCGGGAGCCGAGGAGGAGCTGCGGTCAATGCTGACTCAGGAGATAAGACGTCATCCGTGGGCGGTGGACGACGACACGGCGTTTCAGCTGGAGTACGACCGGTCGGAGAAGGGCGTACCGATAGAGGAGCAGACGGCCGACCTGGAGCGTCTGAGAGACCTGTACGAGTATCCGTTAGACCCGGAGCAGATGCGTCGGGAAGTGATAGCGGAGAAAGCCCTGAACGGGGAGCGTCTTCAGAAGAGGGAGCTGGAGTTCGTGGGCTATTAGCCGACAAACCATCTTCAAAGCCCGCGCGTGATGAGGCTACGGCCACCACACGTGCGGACGACGGCAGCAATAAGACCGCCAGCGAGCGCGAAACCCCGCTCAACACCCGCAACTACCTTTATCCCAAGGACGGAGCCGACATTGACAACATGAGCGCCAAGGACCGCTTAGTAACCAATGTCGATGCCCTTGAAACCCTTGCCCAACTTGTGCATGAAAGCCGGACTGCCACCGCAGACGAGCGCAACACACTGGGCAAGTTCCGCGGCTGGGGCGGTGTGGATATGACCGACGTATGGAATGTCGATAACCTATTGCGCAAGGGGGGCAAATGGGACAGCAGCCGTCGTGAATATGTTGTTGATAAGAATAATCCTTATTACCGTTTGGGTATGGTCATCAAGAGCCTTGACCCGGACGGCAAGCGAGGCGTGTTTGACAGCATCAAGCAAGCCGCGTTAACCTCCTATTATACCCCACTGCCTATTGCGACAGCCATGAATGAGTATCTTTCATTGGCCGGGTACAAAGGCGGCGGCAGCATGCTTGATCCGAGTATCGGCAACGGCGTGTTTGAGGGCACCATGCCCAAGGACATGCAGCAGCGCACCCAGATATACGGTGTTGAGCTTGACTGGCTGACGGCTCAGATTGCCAAAAACCTCTATCCCGATGCACATATACAGCAGTCAGGCTACCAGGAAGCCGAATTAGGCAAGGGCGCATTTGATATTGTCGAGAGCAATATCCCGTTTGGCAGCATCAAAGTCTATGATCCTACGTGGCGGCATGACAGCAGTCCGGCCAAGAAAGCCGCGCAGGGGAAGATACACACCTATTTTGCATTGAAGATGATGGAGAATGCCAAGCCCGGCGGTTTGGTGACTATCATGACGAGCAACTCCATCATGGACACGCCGGGCAACGGCATCATCAGAGACGCGCTGTTAGATCAGGGCGAGTTTTTGGGAGCCGTACGCTTGCCTGACAACACCTTCAAGGGCGCAGGTACCCGCGTTGTCACCGATGTCATCTTTATGCGCAAGTATAAAGATGAGAACGACCGTGCCATCACATTAGCCCGTGAAGGATATGCAGAAAAGCAGCAGCAGTTCAGCAGCGTTGATACGATTAAAGCTCATAATGCCAGCGAGGGGAAAGACTACGACGTTCGTATCAGCAGCTACTACAAGGCCAATCCCAAGATGATGTTGGGCAAGGTCGTTGCGGGCGGTCAATACCGAGGTGACGAATTTGGACTGACCAGCGAAGACGATACCAACACCCTTGCCAAGAAGATGCGTGCCGCCATCAAGAAGAACGTGGTAGGCGACCGTGCCGGACAGCTTTACGACACCCACAAGACCGAGCGAAAGATTTACCAAGCCATCAGAGAAGTCTATGTTGGCGACGGCAATTATCAGAGCAGCGGAAATATTGTGGAGCAGAATGGCAAGTTTGGCGTACTTCATGCCGTAAGTCACGGCGATGTCGATATGGGCTTTGACTTTGTAGAGAACCCGAAGTTAGCCCGCTTTTCCGCGCGCATTCGCTTGTATATACCTGTTCGTACCGCATTGAAGAAACTCATAGCGGCGCAGATCAACCGCGAGCCGGAGAAAGTGATTGAGGGTTATCGCAAAGAACTCAACGCCGCCTATAAGGCCTTCCGCAGCCGATACGGCTTACTCAATGACAAGTCCAACAACTTCATCGACGAGGACATCGACAGCTACCAGATGCGCAGTTTGGAGGACATCGACGAGGATACAAAGAAACTGAAAGGCCTTGCCGACATCTTTACAAGGAACACCATCAAGCCGACCATCGACACCAGTAAGGTGAACGACCCGACAAGTGCCATAGCCACGAGTTTGGCGCAATATGGTGAGGTGCGTCCTTCGTTCATGGAGAAGGTTTTAGGCAAGGACTGGTCAAAACTATGCGGTGATACACTGTATAAGGTACCTTTCTCAGAGAGCTATGTCGTATCAGACGACTATCTTAGCGGTGACGTGAAGAGCAAGTTGGAAGATGCCCGGCGTGCCGCCGCAGAGAACCCCGAGTACAAACGCAACGTCGAGGCCTTGGAGAAGGTGCAACCAAGAGACATTCCCGTTGGCGAGATTAATATCCGCATGGGAGCCCGTTGGGTGCCGGACAAGGTATATACCGACTTCATGAAGCGGATGTTCGGTATTCCCAATTGGGACCACGTAAAGAGCGGTGTAAGGTATATCCCCGAGTCGGACGATTATATCATCAACGTTGACAGTGGTGAGACCGGCATGGATGCGGACAAATGGGCGACAGACCGCCGTAGCGCTAAGGACATCTTTGAGGCAGCCATGAAAGACAGGAGCCTCAAAGTCTTCGACCACCATGCTGATGGCAGTACGTCGCTCAACAAAGCCGCTACCGAACTTGCCAACAGCAAGGTTCAGGATCTTCGTGAGGCCTTTGAGACCTGGGTAACGAGTGATCCGGAGCGCGCTGACGAGTTAGGCAGAATGTACAACGAGAAGTTCAACCGCACTGTCATCCGTCAGTGGAGTGCGCCATTCCTGCAGCCTGTAGGCTTGCAGGGCAAGACACTTCGCCCCCATCAGCAAGCCGCCGTATGGATGTTGCTGAACAACCGCGGTGGCATTGTTGACCACATTGTAGGAGCCGGTAAGACCCTTGTTATGCAGAGTGCCATCATGGAGATGCGCCGCATGGGTATCGCAAAGAAGCCTATGATTATCGCCTTGAAGGCAACAGTAGGCCAGATAGCCAAGGAGTTCGCCCAGGCCTACCCCGCCGCAAAGATCCTTGCTCCGACAGAGAAAGACTTTGAGACCAAGAACCGCAAGAAACTCTTTTCCAAGATAGCCACCAACGACTATGACTGTGTTATCGTGAGCCATGACAACTACGTGAAGTTTGCCCATACCAAAGAGATAGAGAGTCAGACTTTACGGGAGCAGCTACAGCAGTTGGAAGCCGCCATCATGCTTATGCGTACCAATGATGTTAATGGAAGGCAAAGTCAGTTGACCAAACGTCAGCTGAAAGGCTTGGAGAAGCGTAAGGCCAACTTGGAGGCCCGCATGAAGCGTATCATGGACCGTCCGACAGACAAGGAGTTCTGCTTTGAGAATTTGGGCGTTGACTATCTGTTTGTAGATGAGTGCCAGCGTTTCAAGTCGCTCCCCTACGCCACCACCTACAATCAGGTAGCCGGTTTGGGTGACCCGACCGGCAGCACGAAAGCCGTAGCACTGCTTAACGGCGTGCGCTATCTGCAGCAGTTGCACCAGGGCGACCGTGGTACCATATTCCTCAGCGGCACGACCATCACCAACAGTTTGGTGGAGGTGTATAACTTACTGAACTACCTTCGTCCGAACATGATGAAGAAGTTGGGCTACACCACCTTTGACGCATGGGCAGCCCAGTTTGCCGTGCGTAGCAGTGAGTTGGAGTATGGCGTGACCAATGAGCTGAAGGAGAAGAACCGTTTCAGATACTTCCAGAATGTCAGCGAGCTTGGCAAGATGTATGCCGAGATAGCCGACGTAAGGAACGACTACAACCTGAAATTGCCCAAGCCGAAACCCCGCACACACCTGATCACGATAGAGCCAAGTAAGGATTTGGAAATCATCAACGATCAGATCGTGAACATGGTGAAGACCAAGGACGGCAGTTACTTTGGCATAGTAGGCAACGACAAGACCCCTTGGAGCCTGAACGCCTCCTCGCTCAGCACCAAGGCGAGTGTCAGTCCGCGTCTTGTTGACCCGAACCTCCCCGATGATCCACACGGCAAGATAGCGACGGCATGCGAGAATGTAGCGAAGATATACAAGCAGTTTGACGATCAGAAAGGCACGCAGCTCATTTTCTGCGATACGGGTGTACCGAGTAAGGGCAAGGAGTATGATGCCTATACAGACATCATCAACCGTCTTGTGAACGACTATGGCATTCCAAGAAAGGAGATTGTTGATATTCACACTGCAAACACCGACGACAAGCGGAAAGCGTTGTTTAAGAAAGTGAGGGACGGACAAGTGAGAATATTGATTGGCGGCACCGTGAACATGGGCACCGGCGTGAACGTACAGCCCCGCTTAGTAGCCTTGCACCATATCGACATCCCCTGGCAGCCCGCCGATACCGAGCAGCGTAACGGTCGTGGTGTGAGACAAGGCAACATCATTGCCCGCGACTTCAACGACAACAACGTGGACATCTACTACTATGCCGTTAAGGGAACACTTGATACCTATCGTTATCAGTTGCAGGACATCAAGGGCAAGATGTTTGCCCAGTTCAAGCTGAATACCATTGACTCAGACTCCTCCCGTGAGTTTGACGAAGGCGAGATTGATGCCGACGGACAGATAGACCCCGCCCAGATGGTAGCCATGCTGAGCGGAAATCCTGTCATCTTCGAGAAGTCGAAGCAGGACAAGCTGGTGAAGAAGCTACGCCGACAGGAGTCAGCCGAATATAATGACTACTTGCGCCGTAAGCGCAACATCGAGAGTTTGAAGAACCGTAAGGAGAGTTTCGAGGAATACCAGCGGATGAACGACCGCGACAAGCATTACTTGGAGCGTAATGGTTATGATCCGTCCAAGCCCGGCAACGATTATAAGATTGTTGACGGCGACGGTAAGGAATATCCCTGGAAGAAAGCCACCGAGGCCGGAAAGATTATTCACAAGCTGTGGAAGTCGGCCAAGCCATTTACACTTACAGGCTATGGCATGAAAGCCCATGTAGTACAGACCGGTGATGACATGTTTGGTTCTCAGACAAGTCTCAAACCCGTAGAAGACCATTGGGGGCTGAGTGAACTGCCCTATAGCGTACCGTTGTCTGACACCGACCAGGCAGCCGGACAAGCCTTTGCCAATCTTGTAAAAGCCATCTATCATAGTGGCGAGGCATATAAGTCAGAACTGGAGACCCTCAACCACAAGTTGGAGGGCAGCGACAAGATTGGAGAGTTCCAGTTCAGCAAGCAGAAGCAGTTGGAGGAGGCCGTAGCCAAGAAGAAAGAACTCGATGAGGAATATCAGAAGCTCAGCGACGAGGCAAATGATGATGCACCAAAGGAGGATGGAGAACCGCAAGGGAGTCAGGACAGCGGGGACGACGGGGCATTGTACCGTATAGCAGACGAAGACGAGGCTGCCAAACTGGACAAGGAGCCGACGGTGAAGGTGTACCGAGCCATGCAGCTGATAGACGGAAAGCTCAATCCGCCGATGATGGCAGCCGTGAAAGGTAAGCTCGTGGAGCCGCGAGAGTTGGGGCAATGGGAGATTGCCGATGAGCGGCCGGGCATCATTGAAAATATCAAGAAGAACAAGTCTGGTGTCAATAATGATACGGGCATGCACTGGGAAGTTCAGCATGGACTCTCCATTCAGGTAGAGCCGTGGCGGAAATACCTGAGAGGGGAAGGTGTGGAGCCGCTGCACAGCAGCAGCCTACAGAACGAAAAGGGCACCGCGCCTTATAAGGGCGCGGCACATAACGGAGCACCCTCCAGCGCAGATCATGATGCATACATTGCCCGCAAGACACGGAACGCAATGGCAGCCGTGAGGCACTGGGCTGACAAGATGCACCTTGGCGACAAGGTTACTGTGCTGACCAGTACCGACGGGCTGCAGGGCAAGAAAGCAAGAGCCAAGGGTTGGTTTGTGCCAAAGGACGGCAAGATAACTGTAGTTTTGCCGAACCATACCGACGTGGGCGACGTGATCCGCACGCTGCTTCATGAGGGCGTGGCGCACTACGGACTGAGGCAGCTGTTTGGCGAATACTTCGACAACTTCCTTGACAACGTATATAATAACGCAAGCAATGACGTTAAGTCGCGCATAAGTAAGTTAGAGGACAAATACCACGGTGACAAGCACAAGGCCACCGAGGAATACCTTGCGGGTCTTGCTGAGGATACCGACTTCGAGCATACCGTGAACAGTAGCTGGTGGAGCAAGATAAAGAACTTCTTCCTTGACATGCTTGCCAAGGCAGGGTTGAAGCTGAAACACGCGCTTACGGATAATGACCTCAGATATGTGCTTTGGCGCAGCTATGAGAACATGAAGCATCCCAGCGAGAAACATGTACCGGCTGACGGGCACCTTAATGATGCCATAGCAGAGATAGAGGGCGAGAAGGAACCGGATGGAGCCCCGGCACAGCCGCGGCCTACAGAACAGCATGGCAATGTGGCTGCGGACATGAACAGGCGCGGAATGTCCACCCGTGAGCATACCGAGCAGGAGAAAGCGGATATGCGCAACGCCGCAGAGGAGCTTGGTGAAACCTTAGGCGGTGTTCCCGTAACCATTGAGCGTAACGGCAGAGATGGCATTAAGGGCAGCTATGATACGAAAGACAATACCGTGCACGTGAATATGGATGAGGCCGACGGCATAGAGGACGTTGAAGCTACAGTGTGCCATGAAGTGTTAGGCCATGAGGGCTTGAAGGCACTCTTTGGCAGCAACAAGGGCGTGGATATGTTCGGCCAGTTCATCTATGACAATGCAAGCAAGGATCTTAGGCGCAAGATTGTGGAGAAGGCAGACGAGGAAGGCTATGAGTGGGACGACCCGCTGCGTTTCTCAAAAGCCGCCCAGGAAGTATTCTCCGATATTGCATCGGACGGTCCTGCCAATGCCGACGAATTCTCCTTGTGGCGCAAGGTGAAACACTATGTGATCCGTGCTTTGAAAGCATTGGGCATCCGCATCCGGGGAATAGTGAACGACCACGACCTGAGATACTACGTGCTGAGGACCGGCAAGGCGGCGAAGAAGTGGCGCATGATGGACGAAAATGCACAGCGGGAAGCTGCTGAGCCCGGGCGCGTCATGTACAGCCGCAGGGGCAAGCCACGTAAACGCAAGGATGAGACGATGGCGCAATACATTGAGCGTCTTCGCGCCTATGAACAGTGGAAGCAGGCCGAGGAGAAAGCCAAAGCCGCCAACGACCCGTTGCCAGAGAAAGAGGACTACGACCAGAAAGCGCAGGACGAATACAATAAGGCCATGGACGACTGGAGGAAAGCAAACAACATCCAGCCGGACGACAAAGAACCGAGTGAATTCCCCAAGCGCAAGGACGGCGAGAGCCCCCAGGACTACGCCATCCGGGTGGCCGACTACGAAACGCAGAGCGACATGTGGAAGAATGCGCCCAACGTGTTTGACTACATGAAGAAAGCACAGGACGAATACCATGCCGCCTACGAGGCATGGAAGACGCGCTATGACATCCACGAGATGGAGAACGTAGATGAAAAGCTATATTCAGGCGAACCCATATCAGGCGAACAGCCACAAACCGATGAGCAGCACTATGACCAGTTGGAGGTGGAGCATGCCGTCGAGCGTGACGCTGAGCGTGAGCTTGGCGACGCTGTAGGTATGGATCTAAGCGCAGACGGAGCCCGGCACCATGCGAAGCTTGCAGTGATAGAGCGACGGAAGAACTTGGAGAGCGCGAGTGCAGAGGATGCCATCTTCATCCACGACCTCTGTAAGGACATCGACGCACTTGCCAAGAAGAAAGGCATGAAGTCGGCAGAGTTGCGCGAGAAGCTCATTGACGTTATAGAGTCGCCCGTGGCTCAGCAAGACGCAGAGAAAGAGGTTGACAAATGGGTGGATGTTCTGAACAACATGCGTGCATTCCAAGATGCCCATTCTGCCATCACGGCAGACGGTGTGAAAGCAGCCATGCCCGAACTCAACGCTTTGTCGCATCTGTATGTGAAATACGGTGTGAAGCCAAGTACCTATGAGCAGCGCAAGGAGATACACGATGCCGCGAAGGCACTGGCGGACAAATTCAACGCCTACTACAAGGACGCCACGGGATATAACCAGCTCTTTGGTGATGATATCATGCAGGTGGGCAAGTATATCGTGAAGATGTCGGATGCGGCATACGCTGCTGAGGCAGCCAGCAAGCTTGCCGAAGATCCGGACGTGAAGGCCATCGTTGACCGCATACACGATTGGTACGACAACTTCTTCCATGTCATCGAGGACGCAGGATTAAGGGGCGACGCAGGTTATGTCGAGAATGGCTACATCAATCATATTTGGGATAAGGAGAAGAGCGACCCGAGTGCCTGGGAAAAGTACGTGGAGAACTTCCAGCGCACGAAGAGTGCCAACATGCGTCACAGAACCATCAGCACCTATGCAGACGGTATCGAGATGGGGTTGGTGCCTAAGTTCAATGACGTGGCTAAGATCATGAGCTACTATAGTCGTCAGAACAACGAGGCCATCGCTAACAAGAAATTCTTGGACGACCTCAGCTTCCTGACTATCTCAGAGTTGAACAAAGACGGCGAGGTGGTAAGGACGTTGCCCGTACTGAACTCTCATCATCCCAGCCGCTTTGACGAGGAACGTTATCAGATGTACCACGTGCCAGGCGTAGGTGATGTATGGGTACTGAAGGATGTGGCACGACGCTTCAGCAGCATCTTTGGCACGATGCGAACTCAGGATATCCCCGACTGGCTGAGCAAGACGGGCAAGGTCTATGACCTGTTAGGCTCGACGATGAAGAAGATACAGTTGAGCATTAGCGGTTTCCATATGGGCGCACTGAGCGAGGTTGCGCTTGCGCAGATGAGACCAGACAGAGGTATGAAAGCCATCTTTAAGTACATACTATTTGACAGTATCAGAAACCACGGAGAGATACCGGCCTACGCCCATCCTGAGGACTTCAAGTTAGCAGCTCAACATTTAGTACAGCTTGGTGCTACGCAGGACTATGCCGCCGCCGACGTGAACATGATCACAGAGAAATTCAGAAATTATGTGAAAGGCTTGCGGAATGATGACGCTTTTGTGAAGCAGGCAGCAGGAGGAGCGTTGACACCTCTTGCAGCAGCGCTCGACTTTATCAACAAGGGCATGGATAAACTGCTATGGAACTACTTGCATGACGGGCTGAAGATAGCCTGCTTCAAACAGTTTGCCGAGCAGATAGACAGGCGCGTGGAGAAAGAGGGGCTGACGGCTGAGCAACGCGAGCGGCTGTTGGACGAAGCAGGACAGTATGTCAACGACACGTTTGGCGGTCAGTACTGGGAATTGCTGAATGTGAGTCCGGCGGCATTGAAGTGGATGCGCAGGGCGCTGCTCAGTCCTGACTGGTTTATATCCACACAGCGGCACTTCTTCGCCAACTTTGGTTTTGGCAGCCTTTATGATACAAGGAGTTTTGGGGAATATGTGAAAGAGAGCCTAAGACTAAAGAGAACCGCTGCACAGCAGCGGCCTACAGAACCAAGCGAGGCTGATGACGGAGACATATACCGCAAGTTCAGGAGCAAGGAGGCACGTCTGTGCTATGTGCTTGGCGTGTGCGTGTTCTTCTACTCGATGATGAACGGTTTGAACGCCGTGATGAGATTCAGGGACAAGGAGAAGGAAAAGGAAAAGGCGGACGAAATACACAAGACCGACCCCGACTACAAGAGTCCATACGAGTTGGCCTATCCCGACGGCATGAAGTGGTATGACTACACCATGCTTGGCAACTCGCTCGGGCAGCAGACGCACCTGTTCCTTGGCCGTTATGCGGACGGCAGCGAGATGTATGTGAGGTGGGGTAAGCAGTTCAGGGAGTTCCCGGAAATGTTTATCGGCAGGAAGGGGCTTGACTTCCCGGCACCGATGATCCAAAGGATGATGGGCAAGGCCAACCCCGTTATAGGGCTCATCAGGGATAACCTTGGCGCGTTGGGCATTTGGGGATTTGAGAACTCCAGCGACATCGAGGAGATACAGGCCAAGTATGGCACGCAGATAGGACTGTTGGCCATGAACGCAAGACACTTTCTTCCATTCTCTTTGCCGACTCAGGCAGAGAAGGAGTTCAAGATGATGGATTTGTTTATGCCCAGCTCGAAAGGCTTCACGAGATACAAGGCCGTGGACTACTTCAAGGACTTCATCAAGAGCGGCGACATAGAAGGCTGTGGGCGCGTGTATAGAGCTGCTACGATGAACGGCATTGACGCGGAGGCATGTCTGCAAGCCGCCATTACGACATTAAAGGCCGAGCAGCGCGACGAACTGTCGGATGGCATCAAGGACCTCAGCCAGGCCGTGAAGCGGTATGACGAAGCAAAGACGCTCAATGAGAAGAAGGTACTGAAAAACAAGCTGACCAAGTATCTTGCCGCCGAGAGTTATAAGGCGTTTACCCGTGAGGAAGCCATGCAGATGATAGAGGACTATATGAACGGTGACAACGTTGCCGAGAAGGACAACGACCGTTATATAGAACTCAGCAACTCCGGGGACATCCGGGAAGACTACCGGCTTAGTGCTATCAGCAAGCAAGCCAAGAAGTTTGTGGGGCAGATCAAGGACGCACAGACCAATGGTGACGCAGCAACGGCTAAGAAGCTTGGCGAACGCTACCAGTCCTGGGTGAAGATAAACACCATCATCAACCGTGAGCGCAGAACCGTGAACAAGCTAAAGAAGCAGCTTGGAAAGGGCAATGACAAGGCCGTGATGAGCGAGATACGGGAAGCCAGGAAGCAGGCGCAGCAGCTTGTGGATGAGGTACCGGCACCTAAGTAAGGGAGCCGCTGCACAGCAGCGGCCTACGGAACGGAGGAACCGCGCCTTAGAAAGGCGCGGAACCGAACGTTGGCACACATAGAAAGAAAGCAATACTTCACGGTGTCGCTCTCTTTAGTATCATAAAAACTACAATTTATGACAGCGGAGGGGCTTATGAAGATTAACTTTGAAAACAAAAAGCACAACGATGAGGAACGACATAAGGAATGCAAGTAACGGCGATCAGGAGAACGGCGGCAACACCCTGAAAGGCTATGACCATACCCGCTTCAACAATGACTACCGTTACATGAACATGGTAAGGTCGGCGGCCTTCTACTATGACAACATGCGCGGCTTGCGCGACAAATGGCGCAGGGACATCGACTACTATATGGGCAGACAGCTCAATGACAAGGTAGTGTATAACGGGCGTACCATGACCGTGCATGACTACATGGGGCTGAAGGGAATGGCGGCACTGAGCAACGACATTATCAGTGACAAGATGATTACGATGAAGGGGGTCGTGAGGCAACAGTATATGTCGCCCACCATCAAGAGCGTTGATGCCGGTGAGAGCGCATACGCGAACCTCTTCAATGAGATGCTGAGGCAGAACGACAACAACAACGATAAAAGCGAGCATTGCGCCGATCAGTTTGAGCATCATATCAGCCTTGGTTTTGTCTGTGACAAGGTGAAATGGGCATTCAGACAAGGCAGGGAGGACGTGTTTATAGACGATGTTGACCCATTTAAACTGGCTGTGCCCGTATGGGAGAAGAAAGACCTGAGCGATGTGGAGTTTATCGCTGAGGCTCATGACCTGACCTGGCCACAGCTGCTGAAGCAGTTTTTCAGAAAACCGGGTGACGAAGTGAAGCTGGCTCAGATATACACGGCGGCGATACAGAACCAGCCTATCCAAGGCAGGAACGACACCGGCATGAACCAGAAGGACACCACCGACGGCTTCCTTTACCCAGACACCTACGGCAAGTACCGTTATTTGGAGATATGGACGAAAGAGTACAACTACGCGCTATGGTGCCATGACCGGCTGAACGCCACGGCAGGTTTCCGTCCATTGTCAGACAAAGCCGCCATCGACGCAGAGAACGAGAGACGAAAGAAAGACAACATCGTGGTAGATGAGAACGGCGCTCCCATGCTGGATGAAGCAGGCAACATACAATATTACGTTGACCCGTCGGAGGTGCAGCTGATAGAATACACCAAGCAGATAGATGAGCTATGGTATTTCAGATGTTTTAGTCCAAACGGTTACTTGCTCGACGAGGGCATTAGTCCCTACAAGGTGTTGAGAGACGGTTTTTCATTCTTCTACCATCCCTACGTATTCCTTGCCTACGGTTTCATGAACGAAGTAAGGAGCTTTGAGGACCGGCTGATAGACAAGCAGCGTCAGTTCAACCACGACTGTATCATGACCGACTTCATATTGATGAACTCAGCCAAGAATGCCATGGCCATCGACGTGGAGAGTATCTCAGACATGCAGAGCTGGGAGGAAATGGCCGATCAATACATTAAAGTCGGCGGTATCTTGCTCTATACCTCCAAGAAAGGCGGCAATGCTCCGCAAGCCATTGCCAACAGAAGTTTGCCGGCCGGTTTGGAGATGATCATGCAGCGGGACAAAGAACTCGTTACCCAGCAGAGCGGTGTGCAGCCAGCCTTGCAGGGCGTGCATGCCAACACAAGCGGCATGCAGTACCAGATAGAGCGCGACCAGAGTGCCACCACCATCACCGACTATGTGAGCGCTTTCAACAACTTCCAGTTGCGGGTAGCGAAGAAGCAGATGTGGACGATGCAGTGGCACTATGACAGCCACAGGAGCGTGCTCATCACCGGCGAGGATATCGTGCAGTATTACAACCCGGAGACGATGCAGGACATCGACTTTGACCTTGCACTGACGTTGGACTCCAACAGTGCCGTGATAAGGGAGCAGCTTAAAGACCTCGTGTTCCAGGCCTATCAAAGAGACGAGTTGGAGTTTGGCCAGATACTCGACCTTGCCGACTTTGGCGATACTGCCAAGGTGAAGAGAGCGTGGGAAGACTACAAGGAACGCAAGCAAGCCGCGGCCCAGGCACAAGCCCAACAGGCAGCCGCTGGGCAGCCGCTGCAAAGCAGCGGCCTACCGAACGGAGCGGCAGCAGCCGCAAACGATGAGGCACAACGCCGGTTGCAACGTCAGAACGGAGCTACACATCTGCTGAGCGCCCAGGATGGCGCAGGCGGTACCCTTGCAGGTACGAGCGGCATTTCATCATAGGCGTGGAAAGACAGCAGAGATAATAGTCTATCCACATTTTCAGTTTTTCGGCCTTCAAATGGGGTATCTCGTCCACAGCCTTGGCACCCCATTTGGAGGCCGTGTAGTAATAAGACATTTCCTTCATGCCTTCGACATTTCTTGGCAGGTTTTTACCTCGCACCTTGCCCATCATGCGCAGACGACGCATGGCCGGTTTGAGTTTCTTGTTGTCCTCATAGGTCATTGGCGACCAGACCATGTGCTTTGCGTCGAAGAAGAGATAGACACGCGGGGAGCCTATTTCCTTGTACATTTTCTTGCACTGTCGGACACCATCGCGCCACTCACGGGCAGCACGGAATTTCTCCATGCGGAGGCAGAGAGGGTAATAGATACGGAAGATGGTGTCGAGGATTGATATTTTTACTTGTTGCTTCATTTTTTTGGACTTTATTGAGATTATAGATGCTATAGAGAAGGCTATATGCCAATGATTTCCGGGGCTTGTGGACGGCGGCGAAGGAGGCGTTCGCGCTCAGCTTCGGCCTTTGTCTTGCGCTCGACGATCTTTGGCGGGTCCATCTCCTTATCAACCCATAAGACAATGGCACGCACCATGACGCGGTCGTCGTGCTTTCCGGAGACGTTACCGTATTTGCCGTCGGGGTATTGCATATAGTAGCTGTATTCGTTGAGTGCCTCCGGCTCGCGCTCGATGTAGCCGTCGGTGCGCAGGACGGCACGGAGATTTTGGATGATGGCAACCTTGGTAGATGGGTTCGTGTTGAAGCCCCACTTGACTTCCTTCTGTTTGTGCTTTAGCAGTTTGGACTGATTGGAGCTATAGAGGTTGTCGTAATGCTCGAGGAGGATAGGAAAGAAGAGCTGCGAGACATCTCCGTCGGTATCGTTCATCTTAGAGTAAGCCGTGTTGTTCTCAACAGCAAGATAAGCGTTGTTGTAGAAGGCCGAAATCTGTGCACACTTCATAGCAAGCTGATCCGGATTGCAGTGTCCGTGCCATTCGGCAACGACGACAGGGACACCGCCGAACATTTTATCATATCGGTCGATGACTACGATGTCTGACCAGTCAGAAGTCTTGTGCGAACCGCCGATGTCGCATGCTACGAGGTATCGGTTGAGCACCTCTTCGGACTCATCCGGCATTTCCCATACTTTGAGGAAGCCCCCGCCCTGTTGTACCAGGTGAATATCATCCATGCATTCCTTTCTCTCTGGTGACGTTGAGGCTCCCTCAATATCCCCGATGAAAACAGGCTGTTGCTCGGTATATGGCGTTTGCCTTTCAATCTGATAAAGGTCGAAGACCGCCTTGCCGCTGTACTTAAACGCCTCAATGTCATCAGACGGGAACTCCTGCTGCATGTCTTCGAGGTTGGGGTATCCATCGAACGACTTAGCCTTCTCGATGTACCACTTGATACCTTCGAGTGTCGCCCCCTGTTTCCACAGCCACCAATAGTATTTCCCGTTGTTCTTTTCGTCGAATCGGTTGCGATAAAGCTCAATGATAAAGTCGGCCCGCTCATCTTCCGATTTAAACGGCGTGACATACGTCTCAATCTCGAACCAAGCCACGAAGACCGGCACGAAGCGCGACACCTTGTTGCCATTCTCATCGAGCTGCTTGGCACGTATCCACTCATCGTGAAACTCATTCTCACGTCCGTTTGGCGTTGACTCACGCACGACGAAGTTGAACGGTTTGAGCATGATGGGCGAGAGTACCGACTTGACCACCTTTGCCGGTGTCCACTTCTCCGTATCAGGGAAGAAAGCCTCCTCTGTGATGTGTGCCATGGCCACGTCGTCAGAACGTGCTGCCTCCGGGTTGAGCGCGGAACCCGTCTGTATCTTACATGCACGAGGCACAAGATACTTGATGTTAGGGTTCTTGGAGTCGTTTTTCAGTTTCTTTACATCATCCGGGTATTCCTTTCCCGTGGGATAGAAGAGCCAGAGCGGTATGGCGTTGATAAGTCGCTCATACATATTGAACACCGTGATGGACGACGTTGACTGGTGTCCGACAATAGAGCAGTTCCAAGAAATCTTCCAGAAGATTTGGATCCACACCATGTAGATGTCGGTAAGCGTTGATCCGCCCCACTGACGGCATTTGAGGAGAATGACGTAGATAGGTTCCCCTGCCAGCCGCATTTTTTCAAAAGTCTTGCAGACCTTGATCTGAGCCGGGCGCAGCTTGAAAGGAATGTCCTTGCCACCCTCCTTATTCTTGATACAGGCATAGGCAAAGGCAAAGAAATAGAAGTCGTGCTTACAGCGCAGTCGGCAGAAACGTCGGACAACCGCCTCACGAGCCGCTGTGAGATTGTGATCAGGCATGTAGGAGGTGACATACGCATTGATGGAACCACATTTGACAAGCATGCGTATGAAGCGCGACTTCAGCATTTCAACCGGCAGGTAAAGTTTCTGACCACCAAGAAAGTCAGCAATAGTACAGCTGAACCGCACCCCAGGCGCGTTTTCGCCCGTCATGGGGTCGTAGCTATCCATCAGGACAGACATGCGCCGTCTGTCCTCCGCAACGATCTCCCGTGCGAGCTTAGCAGGGATCGTGTCTTGCTCTTTTATCGCAACCGTCTTACTCATTTACGTAATGGCCAATGCGCCTGAGCAATCTCTCCACGGTATAGTAGAGGAAACCGAAGGCGAACATAATGATATGATAGAGCCCGGCAAAGCCCGGCAAGAAACATGAGCCAATGAGGATAGCCAGTGTGAGGGAAAAACCGAGCCGGTTTTTACGGTAGAGATAACGGGCAGCAAAGCCGATAAAGAAGCATACGACAACCGACATACCAAGCACGGGCATATTGCTCAATGGCAGGAACGATACAAGAACGGATAGGACATAAGCCACGATGAGGCGCGAAGGCCGGAAGATATTATGGAACACAAGAAGAGACCACGAGTTGCATAGCCAGTGAATGAACGAGGCGTGTGAGAATAAATAGGCCAGATGTCTGTAAAGCGGAGATCCGGGCAGGCAGGCAAGACTTCCCCGGAATAAGATAAGGGGAAGCGTAATCAGTGCAAATGCGAATGTAATATAGAGACTCTTCATTTTTTGATGCGTGAAATTTTTCTTTGAATGATGCGAGGTTCGAGCCCGACACATGGTGCCGGCCGCGCAAGCGCCCGCCATACACAGTTTTGCAGTCCCAGCTCAGGAGAAGCCTCATACACTGCGACGAACTCCACCCAAAAAGCCTCATAGAGACGTTGCCGATAGGCAGTGCGGAAAGTCTTTACGATACCGTGCAGATGCCGTTTGCGTACATAGTCGAGCGCCGCGTCATCAGCAATGCAGAAAAAAGGCGTCGGCAATGATGCGGCAATGCAGCACAACTGTTGCATTGTCGTAGGCCATGAAGCCATATTGCGCGCTTTCCGTAACAGCATAGGCAGAATGACCTCATCACGTTTCAGGTAGGTTTGGGATATGGAGCCCTTGTGTTTCATATAACAAATGCACTTTGCAAAGTTATAAAATATATTTTATAAACCGTTGTAAATTGGTGAGAATGTAGAGAGAGGGAACGGGATAAAAACAAAAAGGCATTTAGTTTTTACTTTTTATGGCTTTTGCAGTCGTAACATCGTTTAACTTTGGGGTAGGTTAAAACAAAAATCACGAAAATGGCAAAACTACAGAATATCCCACAAGGTGACGGAACAGAAAAGAAGCCCACCGGTCGCGAGCGTCTTGCATCCCGTTTCAGCAAGGCCAATCCGGATTTTAACGCAGACGACGATGAGGCTATCTACGGAGCCGCCGCCGACCAGCTCGATAAGGATGACGAAAGCGCAGCACAGCGCAAACGTTTCAACGACATCATCAGCAAGAGCGACATTGCGCCCGAGATGATGGCCGGTCTTCTGAGCGGCAAGAATGCTGACGGTACACCTTTCGACTTGGAGGACTATCTTTTCACGAAGCACATGGACTTCTTCAACGACTACTTAGAGGACAAGGAAGGCGCAAAGGAGAAGCTTGCCGCCCGCAAGGCTCAGCGGCAGAAGGAGAAGGAAGACGACGAGAAGTTCAAAGCCGGTTTGGACGACCGCATCAAGAAAGAGGATGCCGAGCTTGACAAGGCATTGAAAGAGAGTGGTTACAAAGAGAGTCAGGTGAAAGACCTGATAGACTGGATATACGATGCCGACAACGGCTTTGTGGCGCGTGCGAGCCGCTTTGAGCTGAAGAAAGACGACTTTATCCGACTGTTCCACATCAAAGACTGGGACGTGAAGATGAAGGAGAGCGAGGACAAAGGCTATAAGCGCGGCAAGAACGAGCGTATAGACATGTTCGCCCACAAGCAGGAGCAGCGTCGGAATTTGCCGCCTGACCAAGGCGGAGGAGGCGGCAAGCCGAAGAGCGGCAGCAAGGAAGACCCGACACTTGCGGCCCTTGACAGAATGGGAGGTGCCTTCAACATATAAAACATGGATAGACGCGAAAGGTATTACCAGTTGAACGGCAGCGGAGAAGAAACCGTCCACGGAAAACTTGAAGGTGCAGGGAGACTCGTAAGAGGGCTGCATTCGAGGACAGGCACGGAAGACGTGATTGACGACCCACTTTGGTATAGAGCCGCGGCACAGCCGCGGCGTACGGAACGGACCTCCACGCCATGAAATGGCGCGGCACAGAACGGGGCAAACCTTAGAACCGCGCCTTATAAGGGCGCGGCACAGAACGAAAGAGCAACAACATTGATAAATTAAAACAAGCAGAAAGATGAAACATTTCAGACAATGGTTAGGATTTTTAGTGGCAGCTATTGCCATGATCCTCAGCGGCGGCGGTGCATATGCAATGGCAGATGACCCCGCCATTCAGAACCCAATCGGTGACATTGACGGCCCTGGTGCCGGTGTAGCCGGAGCCCAGACACGCACCGAGGGACAGGAACACATGGAGGGCGAGTTGAAAGACTTCAACTACTACGTGAAGCAGATCAACCGACGCATCTGTGAAATGAAGTTGGAGAGCTGCCCTATTGACCAGATTTTACGCTCGGCGAGCCGTACCAACCAGAGTACGGACTTAGTAGTGCATTACTATCAGATAGGCCAGCGCCCTATCAAGACCACCCTCAACGAGAATATTGCGGCTACCACTGACGGCTCGGCACACACCATCAAGCCGTTGAACCCGGTAGTGTTCGACTCGATGGACACCATTCTCTTCCCGAATGTGATGGGTTACAAGTCGGACGGTGTGACGCGTGAGACGCTTGTGCCTCTTATGGTTCGCGTCGTGGCACAGGACAACTCGGAAAACCCAGTTGTGATTGCTGTCAACGGCAAGAAGAATGAGACCCGCGGCAACCGCTGGGACTTGCCCGAAATAAAGAAGGGCGATCTGATGCTGCGCCTTGGCCGTGCGGCAGGCGAAATGGAGGTAGAGACCGCCAGCTACTACCAGCTTCCAGACCCCAGCGCACAGTATTGCCAGCGCTTCATCATGCAGGTCGAGGAGAGCATCATCGAACGCATGTCGAAGAAGGTCGTGGATTGGGACTTCTCGAAGCAGGAGCGAATCGCTATGGACGACATGCGCGGCGGCATGGAGCGCAGCGGACTGTTTGGCGTTCAGGCGATCACCCGTTACGGAAAGAACGGCAACGTATATACTACAGGCGGTATCTTCTGGACCGCAGGAAAGGACATTCAGCTTGGCCACTGGGCACCTAAGATGGAGAAGGGCGAGGACGGCACTTCGAAGCAGGTGACCGTAAAGGTGGATGCCGGCAAGGGCGACGGCAGTACTGTAGAGAAAAAGGTTTGGGAGTATGTCATCTCAGAGAAGGAGCTGACGAACTTTGTTAACCTTGCCATCCAGGACGCAGGTAACGGCAGCCGCACGAAGCTGTTGTTTGTTGACAACCTGATTTATCAGGCTTTGAGCAATCTGAAGAGCAACCGCCGCATCGTCATGCAGACAGAACAGAACTACCAGAACTGGGGTTTGGACTTTGAAAGCTTCAACTCTATGGGCACTAAGATCATGATCTACCGCCATGACGCGTTCAACTACATGGGCTTCAACGGTTGTGCTTTCCTACTCGACCCCCGCTACTTGGAAAAATGGGTATTCGGTAACTGGCAGCGCAAGGAGTATAACCTTAAAGATCTCTTTATCCGCAACTCCAACGCAGTGGTTATGGAAGAGTTCAGCTGCTGGACGCTTTACTTCCCATCAGCCCACGCCCGTGTGCACCGTCCTGACTTTGACAAGGACGGCATGACCGACGAGCTGCAGGCCGCATAACAATAAAATTATCCTCCTTTCAATAAGCCCTGCTCCACGAGGGAAACCAAGCGGGGCGGGGCTTTTTTTAGCACGCCATAAATGGCGCGGCACAGGACGGAGCCACTGCACAGCAGCGGCGTACAGAACGGGAGCCAAAGGCTGATAAGGGAGAAAACCAACAAATCAACAGACCAAACGATAAAAGGATGGAAGTATATGAATTTGCCTCAGAGAGGCAGTACGTATTCAAGGTAGAGACAGACGGCATACCCAAACTGGTAGCCTTTGGCGACACCTATGGCAACAGCGCCAGCATGTTTCAGACCAGAGACCGTAAGGTTGCTGAGGCCATCAGGCGCACGTCGATGTTCAAGCGTGGTGCCATCAAGGAGACCACCAAACCGGAAGAGACGGCCATCGCCGCTGCACAGCAGCGGCCTACAGAACGGAGAGGGGAACAAAAAGGCAATAAGAGCAGCAAAGAGGCACAGAAAGCCACTGAGCCGAAGATGGAGGAAAAGGTGTTTACGAACATCACGCAGGCCAAGGACTGGGTAAGCAAGGAATACAAGATACCCAAGACACAACTGAAAAAGCCGGAAGCCGTAGTGGCAGAGGCAAAGAAGCACAAGGTAAGACTCATTATAAAAGCGATTGAAGCATGAGACTAAAGATTGTTGATATGGTTGACAAGCTTCATGTCATTATCGACGACGTGAAAAGAACAGACGGCGAGGACGACTTCAGTGAGGATAAGGACACGGAACTGAGGGAGGCGTTGCTTACCGGGGCGGAGCAGCTTGTTTCAGAGGCTCCGTTTGACAAGCTGTTGCCCCAAAAGGTAACAGCCAGTCTTGGCAATGTGCAGGACTATGATGCCATACAGCAAGAATATACAGACGGTCACGGCAGTCTGACAGTGCCAGAAGATTTCAGCCGACTTGGAGAGCTGAAACTGAAATCATGGAGCCAGACACTGAGGCAACTATTGGATCCCGACTCCCAGGGAGCACATATGCAAGCTTGCCGATGGACGCGCGGCACGCCACAGAAGCCCGCCGCCCTATTAAGCACAGACACGAACGGTAACCGAATAATTCTCTATTGGACGGCAGGCAGGTATCAATACCCCAACGGCGAGTCTATGACGCAAGTCTATGATCACAAAATAGAGAAATTCACCTATATTCCGGAGCCTCGCATAGAAGAAGAAACCACGACTGTGGACAGCAAGACAACAACAACGGAATATCTTATCATACCGCTCACGGATAACTGCGAAAAGCCGCTACTCTACCGTGCAGCCGGTATCTTCATGGAGTCGAAAAAGGAGAGTACCTTAGCAGACCGTTTGTACAATTTATCGAAATTATAATAAAGCAGTAAAGATATGGACATCGACAGAACTTCCACGCACTACAAAGGCGTGTTTGCGAATATCTATGAAGTAAACAAGAAATTCCCCAACGGAGGAACCGACGGCGACTATGTAGAGATAGACGGCTGGGCCCACTATTGGAATGCAGACCGCGGCACATGGTGCGTCAATGCCGACCGCGACAGTTATTGGGACGAGAAACTTAGCGCATTGAAAAGCTACTCAGAAAAAATTCTCAATTCCATCAGCGGCGAAGCGGATGAAAGGAAGAAAGGCGACGATGCCATTAAGACAGCCCTTCAAGGCAACATCGACAACGAAACGAAGGCACGTCAGCAGGCCGACACGACGCTTCAAGGCAACATTGACAACGAGGCACACACCCGTCAGGAGAGCTATGGCAGCCTTCAGGGCAATATCGACAATGAGGCCAATGCCCGTCAGCAGGCCGACACGACGCTTCAGGGCAATATCGACAATGAAACTACTGCTCGAGAGGAAGCCGATAAAATACTACAAGCCAGCATCAGTGCACTGGCCGAAGCCGGTTACCGCTTCATGGGCATTGCAACACCGAAGACCAACCCGGGGAAACCTACCGAGAATGTATTCTACATAGCGACAGAAACGGGAACCTATACTAATTTTGGCACAGGCATAATGGAAGTCGCCACAGACAACACAGTAACCGAAAAAAAAATTTCGCTTAATTCTGGCGATTTCGCCTTCCTCACGTATTCGGGTCATGCTGATAGCGACCCCACAAAACGGATGGTGCCATTTTGGGTAAAATCTAACCTCGACATGTTAGATGTTGTCCGAAAGAATGTATCAGACAGCACTATATTAGGCGCAGAAGGCGGCATTGCCCCGTTAAACAGAAAGGGCGTTGTAGATCTTGGTTATTTGCCGACATGGGAGCTTGACAGTTTGTATCAAGACCTCATCATGATAGACTACTGGCTGAAAGCCGGTGACACTGTGCCGGCATCTACTTCATCCAATTTAGGCAAATACTATCTTGATGAGCCTACCATAAAACTATATCATTTAGAGAAGAGCGACACAAGCGAAGAAGCGCGACTGCAATGGCAAGAAATATCTTTGTCGGACAAGATTGTGTATGTTGACAAAGGAAATAATATGCTTTACCGCTTCGACCCGACCAAAAACAAGCTCATTGCCATCAGCAGCAATTCGAGCGGTGGTGCTTACAATCCGAGTGCAGAGGACGGCCGCGTGTATGTGCTTTGCGACACCAACGACACGAGCAACTCCGCCGTACACGTGGCAAAGCGTAACGGTCAGGCCAAGTTGGGCTTGCTGCTTACGTTTGCATTGAAGAAAGGCACATGGAAGACCTATCAGTATGTTGGCAGCAACACCGAAGACGCGAACTGGTATGACACCGATAACTGGAAGGACTTCGGCAGTATGGTGCAGGGCTCAGAGGCCGTTATAGACCTTGACACCATTGTTCCCCTTCCAACGGGCTACTATACCCTTGGCACAGCCCTCAACGCCCTTAAGACCTATCAGGAGAGTACCGGCGTGAGTTATCAGAAACGCGGTCTGATTATCAGCTACTCTACGGAGGCTAACAAGGTTGAGACGAAACAGTATCAGGGCGACAGCGCACTGACCGATGATTTTTGGATTGCCGACCTATGGCAGGACTTTGGCGGCGGCACCAAGGTGAAAACCAGCGACACGATGGAGGACGGCGGTCAGGACGCATTCTCCACGGGCGGAGCCTACAAGGCAGTGCCCACTGAGATAGAAGCCGAGGAAAGCGAGGGCAGCGTGGCTTTGCGGCTGAAAAGCAAGGGCGGCGACATACTCTCAGAGACCCAGTTTGCCGTAGGCACTGGCAGCGGCAGCACCGGCGGCACGACCGTAGCCATCAACTTTGAGGACGACCCCTTCTATGTGCGTGCAGGCGGCACCGCCATCTTGAAGGCAGCCATACGAAGCGTCACACAGCTTGCCGACGGCTCCGCGCAGGACAACAAGATAGCGAGCGTTGTGTTCACGAACAGGACAACGAAGACCGTAGTTGCCAGTTTCAAGCCCAATCAGGCGAGCAGCTCATCGCTGAAAGCCTTCAACTTCGAGTTTGACCTGTCGAGCATAGCCGCCAATGCCGGCAGCACGGAGCTGCAAGCCGTAGCCACGGACGCTACTGGCAAGACCGCCACGCGGAATGTGGAGATGATCGCCGTTGACGTTACCGTTGAGAGCAGTCAGACGCTGAACTACACCAAGGACACGAGTTTGCAGGTAGGCGGTCAGAAGGTGAGCATACCTATGTACCGTTTCCCGCACAACGCCAGTGACAAGGGCATACAGACGAAGATAGAGATATACAAGAGCGGCGCATGGGAAACTTTGGAGAACGTGCTTGTAAAGGACACCTATACCCATAACGTCACTGTGGACCCCACGGGCATGGGCCATGGTGCCTATCCGCTGAGGATACAGGGCACCGATGTCGCGTCGGGTCTGACGGGCAACGTGCTTCACACCGCCGTGATGGTGATAGAGCAGCGCGAGAGTGTGAGCGACTATAACAAGCCCATTGTCGTTGCACGCTGGTATGACGACAATGATGGAAAGGTGAAGCTGTTCCAGACTGTCAGCTTTGACGTGGCGTGCTATCAGCGGAACAATGCCAACCCGACGGTAGAGGTGAGCGTTACGGACGTAACGAAGAAGAGCACCGAGAGCATTGCCAGCAAAACCATGAACAGAAGCAGCTACTACACGACAGAGAAGCGCATCATGGGTTACAGTGACGGCGACGAGCTGAGCTTTGACGCTGCTGCACAGCAGCAGCCTGCGGAACAGGGCGGCACTGCTACGGCTGTCGGGCTGATGGAGAAGCCCACTTTTGACATCAACGGAAGCCTGCTGAGTATCGCCGAGACCGAGGGAGCCTACTACAAGATAAGCCTTGCCGGACGCAGCAACAGCGACACCGACAAGACCATCAAGACCACGGCCAGCGACGGCAGCGCGGTAGGCATCAACGTGCACGGCTCAAACTACTCTACCAACGGCTTTGTCGCCGACAACTTCGGCACGGAGCAGTCAGAGGGCCGCATGGCACTGCGCGTGGCCGAGAACGTTACCGCCGAGTGTACCGATAAACCGTTTGCGAGCAACGCCATCCCCACCAACGGTATGGCATTGAGCCTGACGTTCATGGTGAAGAATATCGCCAAGCGCGACGCACATATTATCAAGTGCATGAGTTACAAGCTTGGTTTTGTGCTGACGGGTGAGAAGTTTATCGTGAGCACCAACGGCGACAGCGCAGACGCACTGAAGAACGTTCAGAGCACGGCAGCAACCAGCTACCTTGACGGTGTGGTGTACCGCATCGACCTTGTGATAGAGCCGCAGGCGAGAGCCCCCTACTCAGGCATTATGCTGTGCAAGGTGTTCCAGAACGGTGACGAGAGCGCCTGTGTGCCTATAGACACCAGCAACGGTTTCCCGACCTTTGACGACATCATCCACTTCGACGGCACGGACGCAGACCTCTATCTGTACGAGATAACGAGGTGGAACAGCTACTACGACTTCATTCAGGCGTTCAACAACTACATCGTTAACCTCACCGACACGCAAGCCATGCTGACGGAGTATGAGCAGAACAATGTAATGACGGACGTAACTGCCGAGGGGACGACGAAGCCCCGTCCTGACATGCAGAAGCTGCTTGACAGGGGCATCATGGTTTGCGTGATGACAAGGACGAGTGACAAGAACCTGAGCAATGACGGCAGCCCGGTAACGGACAGCAAGATATACTATCCCGACTACATAGAGTCGTTGAAGGACAAGAAGACCAGTCTTCTGGAAGACTGGTATCTGTACTTCCCCGACCGTCCGTGGGCGAACTGCAAGGTAGAGGCCGTCCCGGTGACGAACCAAGGCACATCGACGCTGGCTTACGCCATCAAGAATAAGAAGGCGAAGTTCAAGAAGGCGAAGAAGATAACCCTTCTGTACACCCGCGAGCAGATTAGCGAGATGTACAACGGCGATGGGACTATCCTTGCCAAGTATGACGACGCTGCCAAACTTGCGAAGAAAAAGAAGATACGCATCAAGGAAGGCAGCACACCCATCAACACCATCACGGTGAAGGTAGACTACTCCGACTCAGCCGGTGCGAACAACTGTGCCCTTATGGAGCAGATGAACGACACGCAGATGGCCCTTGGTACTGACTATATCACCCCGTCGCAGCGTTACAATACCAACAAGAGCGAAGAGCTTCACAGCAGCATCGACGGTGTGACGTGCGCATTGTTCCGCACCGACTACAAGATAGGTCAGGACAAAGGCGCGGAAGCCGCCACGTTGCCTGAGAACGCCTATTTTCACTCTAAGGGCAACTTCAACGCCGACAAAGGCAACCCGCACTTCTTTGGTTTTGAGGACGTGGAGGGCTATAACCTTGGCTGCGTGAACTACGGTGACTTCAAGGAAATTGTTACCCCTCGCGGCACCGACATCGACGACTACAAAGCAACAGTACTGAGCAATCCGGACAGCCTCGTTCCGGGCACGCTGTACATGCTCAGCGAGTTCTGCGGTCCGAAGACCCGTTTCCTTGAGAACGACGGTACGGGCAGCATGACCGAGATAGACGCTGTAGCCGTTGACGACGAGCACATCCTTGACAAGACCCTTGCCGAGGTGCAGGCCGACGACGTGAATAACTACGACTGGGGCGAAGCCTACAAGACGAGCGACGGGAAGTTTGTGCAGTACAAGGGCGGCAAGTGGAAGGACACCACTGGCAGCATGACCTTTGACAGTGCCACACAGAAATGGAGCATCGTTGGCAGGGTTCTGAACCCTGTGGAGTGCTACGAGTACCGACAGTACCAAGAGTTCTGCTGGCAGCAGGGCGTGAACAGTGTTGACGACATGCTGAAGACGCTTCACACCGATGATGGCGATGTACCTATCTGGAGCACATACTATGAGATGCGTTATCCTGACGACGACGATTTGAACGCCCTCTATGCGTCTGGGCAGAAAGTGCCATACCAGCTGTACAGAGAGCTGGCCTTCTGCCAGCAGTGCAACCAGAACCTCACCGAGGACGCTACGCAGAACGCCGCGAAGAAAGCCGACGGCAGCGAGGCAATCTTCAACGGAGCCGGAGCAAGCACTACCATCACCCTTGACGGCAAGAGCGTAGCGGGAACGAAGGAGAACCGCCTGAAGAAATGGCAGCACGAGATGCACAACTACTTCTCCCCCCAATCAACGAACTGCTATATCGTAGCGAGCGACTATAAAGCCACCGTTGACCAGAGAGCCAAAAATATGATGGCAACTGTGTATTTGGAGGCAGACGGGAAGATGCGTTTCTACTTCAACCACTGGTATGACGGTGACTCGTGCGATGAGGCTGACAACGACTGCTACCTCACCATACCTTGGGACATGGACGGCGCGACGAGCCACCTGTATCAGGGTTGGGACGGCGTGATGTTCCAGCAGAGCTATGCGCTGTTTGCCAAAGGTGAGGGCGTATGGACGGACGACAGCGGCAAGAGCGTGCTGACCCTGCACGACACCGCAGCCGCCATGCGCGGCACTAAGACCAGCACAGGCCTTGACATCTTCAGTGCCGACGGCTGCTACCGCTACTGGATGACGAACCGCATACTGAAATGGCCGAAGGTTGTTTCCAGTTTCGACGGCGAGCGCAAGTATATCGAGACCGCCACAGCCGCCGACAACCACTACCCGGCACTGCATGGGCTGCGCCTTGACAGTCTGCCCGCCTTCCAGCGCAAGCGTTTCGCCTACCGGGACGGCTGCTTCCAGACCGGCGACCTCTTTAAGAAGTTCTTCCAAGCCCGTATGATGGGCCCTATCAAGGTGAAGATAACAGCCGCTCAGGACGGCTACTTCGGCATGGGCGTGGACTCTACGAGCTCCGCCAAGTACGCCTGCTATCTGAAAGCCGGAGAGAGCTACACCTTTAGCGACGCAGCCGCCGGAGAAGGCGGCAAGCTGATATACATCTTCGGTGCAGACAAGATAGGCTCCCTTGACCTCAGCGGCTGCACGCCCAAGAACTCGAACTGGATGATAGCCGACTGCACGCTGCTTAGAAAGCTCATTATCGGCGGTACGGACTACACGCCTGCCTACACCACCGACATACTGAGCGCACTGAGCCTTGGGCAGATGCCCTTCTTGGAAGAGATAGACATCAGGAACACCAAGATACTGACGCTGAACGCCAGCGGCTGTCCGCGCCTGAAGAGCGTGCTGGCTGAGGGCAGCTTGCTCCAGACGTTCAACGTAGCCGAGGCGAGCCCGATAGAGACCCTGCACCTTCCGGGCAGCATGACCGACCTTAAGTTTGTGAACCTTCCCAAGCTCAGCTACGTGAAGGGCGGCGGCATGACGATAGAGGGCTTTAGCAAAGTCAAGACACTTACAGTGAACGGTTGTCCGAACATCGACGGAGTATCACTCCTGACGGATGTTGTGAACGGCGGAGAGACGCTTACAGGCGTGAGCATAGCCGGTATCAGGACCATCGGCGAGGCAAGCGTGCTGCAATCGCTGAAATCAGCCGGAACCATCGGCCTGAACTCAGAGGACAAGACCGTGTGCGACGGTCTGAGCGGTCAGTGGACGATGAAGAAGTACACCGACGAGGACGTTATCAGCGACTTGCAGGGCTACTTTGTGAACCTCACCATACGTCAGCAGTTGTACACCGACTATGTAATCTTCGACAACACGAAGTCGCAGAAGAGCATCTACAACACGGACAACGGCACCGGCTATGTGGACGAGAACACCTACACCACCTACAAGCCGAGTGGGCACATATTGAATATCCGCAAGAGATGCAAGGGTGTGAGAGGCACCTACAACAGCGAGACACACAAGATGCACATGGATCTGCTGAGCGACAGCAACTACACGAAGCTTGCCGACGGCGTTACGGACAGCGACATCAAAGACTCACTTGGCAAGATGTGTGACTTCTTCCAGTTCATACCCCACTACTGGTACAAGGGCGTGAACGACTACAAGACTCAGAAGAAGCACATACTGCTGAACACGTGGAAGAACATGCCGGAGAGCACTGCCAGCAAGACCACACAACCCAAGCTCTCCGAGTGTCTTTACAAGGACACCTACGGACTGATGGACGCAAATGTCAGTGTTGGCAATGTGCTTGGCGACGACTGCTTCGGCGTGCTTACAGCGTGCGCGACGTACAGAATGGACGTAGAGGGCATGAGACAGGTAAGGTATATAGGTCTAAACAATACCACGGTCTGCTCTGTGTTCACCGACGCAGATGGCAAGATACTGCAGAAGGATGTGTTCTCTGCCAGCGGTATAGCAGAGAGTCCGTTGGACTTCTCGAACGAGCGCGGCGACTATCTGTTCCGGGACGTTCCGACGACGGCAAAGTATTTCTACTTCACGTGTCTGCGCAACCTTGACGATGAGAGCCACATGATACTCTCCACGGACAGCACCGACCTTGAAGCGATAGAGCCCGGCTGGGTAGAACACAAGGCAGGGCTTATCGGTCTGAAGACTATGACGACCGACGACCTTGGCTATGCCCGTAGTATCAGCGGGCGCACGACGCGACGCGGCGACGGCACAGCTGTCACCAGTACGGAATGGAACTACGATGCCGACGGCAACCCGACGAACATGCCTGTGAGTACCCCGCACTACACCTATCAGGACATGCTGAACTTGTGCCGCTATCGTGGCAAGGGCTATCATTCCATCAGCTACGAGCAGAACAAGGACATGGCTATCCTGAGCCTTTGCTGGTGCGGACAGAAGGACGACCAGAGCTATTACGGTTTCGGCTGTAATGCCAGTTACACCACCGGACAACGGGACGATATGGGCAACTCGGACACGAAAGGCGCGAGCAATACTCCCAACCTTGTATGGGGTTTGGAAGGATTTATTGCATGTACGTATGAAGTTATGGATTATATTGGCATGAATATACCTAACTTTAAGGCGTGGAAGGCTGCGAAGCGTACTGACGGCAATATGGGCGACGTTACCAACGGTCTGATGCACATCTATGATGAGTACACCGATACGGAGCGCACCGTGCAGGCCATCACCACCGACGGGCTGTGCATCTCACGCATCGTGCTTGGCAGACACTGCGACGTTATAGCAAGCTCAGGCTACAGCAACAGCAAATGGGACACCTGCTATTGTGCCGCATTCTGGTACTCAGATGCCAAAGGGCGCTGTGTCGGCCGTTCGAGCACCGATGCGAATGCGGACGGCGGTCTCGTTTATGCGTACGCGAGCAACGGTTCTGCGTACTCGGGCGCGAGCAGCGGGGTGCGCCTTGCCTTCACGGGAGAGCTGGAGAACGAAAGCGAAATCGACCCCACGCAGAGCGAGGCAGCTTGAATTTGAATGTGAAGAAATGTGAAAAATAAAACAAATGAAAATGAAGAAACGAAGATCGCCGCCTTAGCGCGGCAAGAGATATGGGCCGCTGCTCAGCAGCGGCGAACAGAACAGGAGCCGAGCGCACGGAAGGGGCGCCGCCTTGTAAGGCGGCGAACGGGACGGGCACGAACGGCGGCTCCATCATATTGGCGGAAGTCTCTCAGGCGCTGTGTCGGCCGTTCGAACAACAATGCGAATGCGAACGGCGGTCTCGTTTATGCGAGCTCTTACGACGGTTCTGCGAACTCGAACACGAACAACGGGGTGCGCCTTGCAATCAGACCCAAAGAAAGTGATAGAAGCTATAGTGGCTATAGAGACTATAGGAACGATAGATGCCATATAGGCAATAGAGACTATAGAAGATATAGTGACTGTGGCTAATAGATACTTCATAATAATCGTCTCTACGGAATACCGTCACGGGCTGGCGGACATCTGTGGGCGAAGAGACCGAGCCACGGCAACAGCGAGACAGCTATTAGGCGATAATAGGCGATGATAACTGTAACGGAAAGCCGGAACATCAAAGGGTGGCAGCCTAATGAAGGGTGAGTAATGACTGATGATGCCGCTGCACAGCAGCGGCTTACCGAACCCAGCAATCAGCTGAGTTTTTTGGAGACGGTTATGAATGTCCGAACGGTTGCCGGAAAGTGAAGGACAATAATAGATGAAACGGTGGGGCGACTTAAAGTCGGAGATACTCCAAGACAGCAACCTTGACGCAGCGTTTGAGGAAGTTGTCGGACACATGGAGGAACCTGCCCGGCACTATAAACTTGTAGAGGTCAGAGGCACGGACGGAAGGATAAAGAAGACTTACGTCCCTCTGCCCAAGCCCACGACGAGCCGCAAGGAGCGCGTGAGAGCGAAGCGTGAGGAACTACTCACAAGCGTGAAGCGACGCATAGCGAGCGGCACGTTCAGGATAGAGAGCTTCAAGGAGTTTTGGGTGCATGAGGGTGAGAAGTGGCGGCTGATACAGAGTCCGACGATAGAGGACCGTATAGGCATTAACGCCATTGTCAGAGTGCTGGAGAAGCATATCTACCCGACGATAGTGCTGACAAGCGGAGCGAGCATTAAAGGCAGGGGCATGCACAGGCTCTACCGTAAGATGCGCAGCGACATCAGACACGACCGCGAAGGGACGAGGTACTTCTACAAGTGCGACATACGGAAGTTCTACCAGAGCGTAGTGCAAGCCATCATGAAGATGGTTATCCGGCGGTATGTGAAAGACAAGTGGCTGTTGCCTATCCTTGACAGCTTTGTGGAGCTGTTGGAGAAGGGTATCAGCATAGGCTTGCGTTCGAGCCAGTTCTATGGCAACATACTTCTGAGCCGCCTCGACCACCGCATGAAGGAGCAGGAGCACTGCCGTTATTATTACAGGTATTGCGACGACATCGTGATACTGGCAAGCAATAAGAAACAGTTGTGGCACTGGCGGAACGTTGTGCATGAAGAGATAGCCATGCTTGGCTTGGAACTGAAACCGAGCGAGGCCGTGAGACCCACGGAGACGGGCATAGACTTCTTGGGCTACGTTGACGACGGCGAGCACACAAGACTAAGAAAGAGGACAAAACAGAATGCCGCAAGGAAACTCCACAAGGTCAGGAGCCGTAAAAGGAGGCAAGAGATTATAGGCAGCCTGAAAGGCATGGCCAAGTGGGGCGACTGCGGACATCTATATAAAACATTAACAGGACGTAGAATGACGAGTTTTAAGGACCTTGGATTGAGATATGTAGCCGAGGACGGCAAGAAGCGGTTTCCGGGCAAGCAGGTAACGCTGCGTAGCCTGACGAACATACACATCACGATAGAAGACTTTGAAACGGACGTTGATACACAGAACGGCAAGCGCACCGTGGTCAGCTTCAGCTATGACAACGGCGATAAGGGGAAGTACTTCACCGCCGACAAAGAACAGTTGTACTATCTGACGGAGGCGGAGAAGATGAAGAAGATACCGTTTGACACAACGATTGTAGCCGTAGTGTTTGGAAACGGGAAGGTGAGATATACGTTCAGCTGATGTGAGCCGCTGCAGAGCAGCGGCGTACAGGACGGTGGGCGTAGATAGGCGATAAGCTGCGATAATAAATACAAAAGAGATATGGAAAAAGGATTTGAGAAGATTTACGGTATCACGGAGCGCCGGGACGAGGTTGTGCGGAGGGGTTCGGAGTGGTATCTGTACTGGGGTCAGGGCAAGGACGCTCAGGGCGACTATGTATGCCGGAAGGTGTACGACCACAAGCCCGGGGAAGACGAGCTGAAAACGGACATCACCGACCTGATTAATGCCACCGTTGACGCAAAGATACTGAGCGGCTACGAGTGGAGCGGTCACAAGGTATGGCTGAGCAGCGAGAACCAGTTCAACTACAAGGCTGTGTATGACTTGGCCTGCAAGGACAGCAGCGTGCTTCCTGTTAAGTTCAAGCTGAGCGACGGCACCGAGGGCAAGGCAGTGTATTACACCTTTGAGGCACTGGAAGAGCTGACGAGCTTTTACCGTGGTGCCATCAAGTTTATCAACGAGAGCGTGAACGAGGGCTGGGCGGAGAAGGACGGCATTGACGCCAAGAAACTACTGGAGGGCGCGGAATGAAGAAGTTGAGAGGAATGCTATGGAAGCCGGGCGTGAACGGTCTTGGAATAGGGCCGAAGTGGCTTAGAGGGCTGTTGCCCTATCGCAATCGCTTTCATGAGGCTGCACTGCATCATGATGTCAGATATGACAAGCGAGGCGGGAGCAAGGAACGATGCAAGTACGACATAGCGTTTTTGGAGGATATGGTTTATTACAGTTCATCGACGCTTCAAGTGAGTGTGGCGGTGGCGTATTACTATGCCGTGAGAGTGTTCGGGTGGTTGTTTTACAGATATAGCAGATGAGGCCATGGGCGAGATTAAAGGTATACTGATAGCGACATGGGCAGCGTTGATGAGCTGCCTGATGCCAATAGGCGACTTCATTGTTGCGATGATCATGCTTTTCTGCCTTAACTTCTGCTTCGGATTGATGGCAGACATCGTGAACGGTGGAAAGTGGGAACGTAAGAAGGCACTTCAGTTCTTTGGGCAGAGCACCGTGTTCTTTGTACTGATGTTTGCAGTGTTAGGTATAGGAGACAAGCTTCACGCTCACACGGATGCCGTAAACGGAGTGAAATATCTGTGCTGGGTAGCTGTTTGGTTTTTCGGCGTGAATATCTCAAGGAACTGGATGAACATTACCCCCAAGAAGAGCGTTTGGCACCGGATAGCATACTTCATATACTATGTGCTGAGCGTACAGTTTGTAGAGAAGATACCGTTTTTGAAGCGGTTTATAACGGAGAAAGAACAGGAAAAGATTGACGAAAATATAGAGTAAACTATGAGAAAGATTAATGAGATTATCGTGCATTGCACAGCAACGCCGGAGGGTAAAGACTTTACCGTTGAGGACATAGACCGTTGGCACAAGGCTAAAGGTTGGAAGTGTATTGGCTACCACTATGTTGTGTATAGAGACGGCAGCGTCCATGCAGGCAGACCGGTGAACGAAGTCGGCGCACACTGCTATGGACATAACCAGAACTCTATAGGCGTTGTCTATATTGGCGGTCTAACTGCTGACGGGAAGGCGGCAAAGGACACGAGGACGGGAGCCCAGAAGGAGGCACTAAGAAACTTACTGAAGAAGCTTGTTAAAGAGTATCATTTGCCAAAGGGCAGTATTCACGGACACCGCGACTACGCGGCAAAGGCTTGCCCGAGCTTTGACGCGACAAAGGAATATGCAGGGATATAAGATGGGCGGCGGCTTGTAAGCCGTCGAACGGGACGGTGGACGGGATGTAGACACTAATAGGCACTAACGGACACTAATAGACGTAATAGATATGATAGATTTTGATAGATTAAAAGGGGGGCTGCTGGGCTTGATAGCTTGCGTCATCATCACACTGCTTGTAGGGTGCAGAACTACCAAGTATGTGCCGGTGGAGAATGTGCGTACGGAGTATAAGGA